TGGAAGCTGCACCGGATCCGGCATCGGGTGCAGATCAGCTGGAACGGAGGGGAGCGGAATGGGTGAGTTTGTTCCCGCAAAGTGCCCCCCCGGATGCGCCTACTCCATGGTCTGCGAGGGCATGAGCCACTGTGGATTTATCCTGCTGGCGAACCAGAGCCGGGGCTGCGATCCCGGTCCTGGCTGCAAGCGGTACCGCAAGGGGCATTTCCGGCCCCCAACGCCCATGCGGGTCAAGGACCCGGCACGGAGGCGGTCCCGGATCAGCGACAAGCCCAGGAAGCCCGTTGCGCCGACCTGGGATGTGGCCGAGGGCCGCAGGCTCTGGGAGGCGGGGTATACCGACAGCATGATCGCCGGGGAGCTGGGGATCAGCAAGGCCAGTGTCCAGCGGCGGAAGGCGAGGTACTGGAAGAAAGGGGTGGACTGAGATGGCGAGTGCTGCCGAACAGCTCTCCCGGCTGCGGCAGAAATACGGGTGGCATGACTGCTCCAAGGTGCTGCCCAACCACAGCCGTCATGTGCTGATCTGGACGAACCGGGGAGAGTACCGGGCGTACTACGATCATGTCCACGGCTGCTGGCGTACCACCCGGGACGGGCTGAGAATCACACACTGGAGAGAGCAATGCGGGCCGGAGAACTGGCCCCGTGCGGAATAATTTTAGGAGGAAATGAACATGGAAGCAAAAATCTATATCCGCAAGGAGATCATCACCGCCGTCCCTGTCAAACTGGTCAACGGCAATGTCTGGCCCGAGGGCCTGCCCCTTCCTGAGGTTCCCGATGTCGAGGAGCTTGCGAAGGAGATCTGCCACGGTGTCAATGTCTGCGCGCCACAGATCCAGGACGGATTCACGTGGAGCGACGGCTCGATCTGGCCGATTGCGGTGCCCAAAAAGCATTTCGAGGAGATGGGGTTCCGTGTCGCTGATAACATGAGCTTCGGGGATGCCCTGGAAGCAGTCAAGCAGGGCAAGCGGATCGCCCGGAAGGGGTGGAACGGCAAGAATATGTCCGTGGCCTACCAGAAGGGTTATCCCGAGGGCATCCCCTGCAACGAAAACACCGCCAGGGCCTGGGGCATGGAGGTGGGTGAACTGTTCAAGTGCAGACCCTACCTCCAGCTGCGCTGCGCCGACGGCTCCTTCCAGATGTGGCTTGCCAGCCAGAGCGACATTCTGGCCGATGACTGGTACATCGTGGAGTAATTTCCACTGTCAACTGTCAACTTTCAACTAAAAGCCCCCGAGCTTCGGCTCGGGGGCTTTTTTCAGATCAATCCCAGGCACTCGCACATCATGCGGCGGGTGTAGTCCGGGCATTTGTTGGCACCGCTGCACCAGTTTTCTACCGTCCGTTTGGGGATCCCGAAGCGGACGGCCAGGGCGGCCTGGGTCAGGCCAGCCGCACGGCAGATGGATTTGACATCCATGTGGGCGGCATCCCAAACATCGGCAGGAGCGGGCTGTACCGGCTCGTCGATGGGCCAGCGCAGGAGACGACCAGCGGGGATGAACTTCTGCCACTGAAAATCCTCCTCCCATGCGCCGGTGTTGCGCCACTGGGCGAGCTGGTCGCCGGTGACCTCCAGCACGGGGCAGCGGAGGGCGGTGGGGGATTCTGCGTGGAAACGATCCTGGTACTCAGGCAAGGCGAAACCGTAGAACTGGCCGGAGCTGGGGTCGTAGGTGCGGTAGATGGTTTTGAGCATGGCGCGTTCTCCTTTCAGGTGGCGGGCCGGGGGTCCGGCCCTGGGTGGTTAGTTGTTAAGGATGCCGGAGGCATCGACGATGGATTTGATGATACCAGCAAATTTGCCGTGATCGCCAATGCTCAAATCAGCGTAGGCGGTGCCGTCACGAAGTTCCTCGATGATAGAGTGGCGACGGAGACCAGTGTAAATCTCAGCCCAGCCGTCGGAATATCTGTACAGGAGATATTCCTGCGCCAGATCGTCCTCGTCGTCATCACAGTCGTTGTAGTATTTGGAAACGATGACCAGGCGGTCGGACAACACATGGGTGAGACGGTAGGTGGCGAACTCGTTGGAATAGCTGCCGTCGGCGTTCTCGTGCGCCTCGCAGGAGATGTTGGTAAAAACGGAGTCAAAAAAGTCGGCCAGTGCAATAGTCATGATGTGTTCCTCCTTGTTTTGGGTGGTTTGTTTTTTCTTTGTGACTATAGTATACCACTGATTCGGTGGTTTGTCAAGGGGGAATTTTGCGGCGGTTAGAGATTGCCCTCCCGGATTTGGTAGGATTGGGGAAACGACTGCGAGGAGGGAGGGCTGTGGCTGCTGGGAAAAGAAAACGGGCAAGCCCGGAGAAGATCCGGACGGAATATGTCACCGGGAATATCAGTCTGCGGGATTTGGCCCAGAAGCACGGCATCCCCTATCGCACGATCCAGGACCGATCCACCGCCGAGGGGTGGGTAGCGGCGAGAAAGGCCCATCGGGAGAAAACCGTAGCAATGGCCTGTGAGATGATCGCCCAGGAGCAGGCACGGGATACGGCGGCTCTCATCACCCAGAGCGCCGAGAAGCTGTTGGAGGCAGCCAACACCGCTATCAGCCAGTTACAGACTCCTGTGACGGCCTGGAAGTGCGAGGAGGAGACGGGCAACGGCAAGATCACCAGGGAGTATCTCACCCTGGACCACGGCAGCACGGGGGCGGTGGATGCCAAGACCCTGCGGAACATCGCCGGTGCCCTGAAAGACATTGCCCAGATTCTCAACCTGCGGCCCCGGCTGGATCAGGAGGAACAGGAGGCCAGGATTGCGGCACTCCGGGCCAAGGCTGCGGCTCAGGAGGGCGGCGGGCCGGAGGAGATCACCGTCACATTTAATGCAGGGCCGGAGGAGTGGAATGAGTAAAGGCGCAAGAAACCGGGCCAGGAGGCGGCTGGTGCTGTCGGAGCCCACGGAAAAACAGGCCATGTTCCTGTCCGCCAAGGCCCGCCATGTAGGCTACGGCGGAGCCAGAGGCGGCGGCAAGAGCCATATCGTCCGGGACAAGGCCAAGCGGCTGTGTCTGCGGTATCCGGGCATTAAGGTGCTGATCGTGCGCCGGACCATGCCGGAGCTGCGGGCCAACCACATCAATGTCCTCAAGAAGGATATCCCGGTGAGTATTGCCCGGTACAACCAGCAGGAGCGCACCTTTTTCTGGGTCAACGGCTCCACCATCAAGTGCGACTACTGCGACAACGACGGTCATTTGATGCATTTCCAGGGCTGTGAGTACGATGTGATCTTCCTGGAGGAGGCAACCAACCTGCTCCAGGCGTGGATTGAGGCCATCGTGGTGTGCTGCCGTGGTGTCAACAATTTCCCAAAGCGCATCTACTACACCTTCAACCCCGGTGGCCCCAGCCACGGGTATCTCAAACGGCTCTTTGTGGATCGGGAGTTCCAAAACTCCGAGAAGCCGGAGGACTATGTGTTCATCCAGGCCCTTGTGACGGACAACAACTACCTGATGGAGACTCAGCCGGAGTATGTGGCGTTTCTGGAGAATCTGCCCCCCAAGCTGCGCAAGGCGTGGTTGGAGGGCTGCTGGGACATTTTTGAGGGGCAGTTTTTTGAGGACTTCCGGGCACGGCCTGATGGGAGGCTCTGCGCCGAGGCGGGGATCGCGCCGGAACAGGCCCTGCGGGAGCATCGGTATACCCATGTCATCGAGCCGTTTGATCTGGGTGCCCCGGACAAACTGGGGTGGAACATCATGCGTTCCTACGACTTCGGCTACGGCAAGCCCTTTTCCATGGCATGGTGGGCCGTGGACTATGACGGGGTGTTGTACCGCGTTCTGGAGCTGTACGGCTGCACCGATACCCCCAACGAGGGCGTGAAATGGACTCCAGACGAGCAGTTCCGCAAGGCACGGGAAATCGAGAACACCCACCCCTGGCTCAAGGGCCGGAAGATCGTGGACAGCGTTGCCGACCCCGCCATCTGGGACAGCTCCAGAGGCGAGAGTGTGGCGGAGACGGCGGCCCGGTACGGCATTTATTTCTCCCCCGGAGACAATGCCCGGATCCCCGGCTGGATGCAGGTACACTACCGGCTCCAGTTCGACAAGTGGGGCCGCAGCCGGATGTATGTGTTCAGCAACTGCAAGGCCTTTATCCGCACCATGCCGCTGATGATGTACTCGGAAACCAACCCGGAGGACCTGGACACCAAGCTGGAGGACCATGTGGCCGACGAGGTGCGGTATATGTGTATGTCCAGGCCGATCAAACCCATCGCAAAGGTGGAAACCAAGAAGATTTTTGTTGATCCGCTGGATCAGTTTAAGGATAGGAGGTAAACAGCTATGGAATTGGAGCAGCAGGCGGTGCCCCAGGGCAGTGCAAAGCCCGCCGGTCCCCCGGTGGGGGCCGGGAGGAAGATCGACCGGGCACGGCTGATGGAGATCCAGGACACCTACAGCCGGTACAGGAGCGGCCTTATGCCTCTCTACGAGCATATCAAGCAGTGCGAGGAGTGGTGGCGGCAGCACAACGACGAGTGCGAGCGCAGCGACGGGACCGTGGAGATCGGCAAGGACGGCGGTTTTGTCAGCCGGTCGAGCTGGCTGGTCAATGTGTGCATCAGCAAGCACGCCGATGCTATGGATGCCATGCCGGAGCCGGTGATCCTGCCCAGGGAGGAGAGTGATCAGCAGACCGCCACTGAACTGAGTAAGGTTCTGCCCTGCGTTCTGGAGCTTAACGGCATCCGGGAGGTCTGGAGCGGCTGGAAGTGGCGAAAGCTCCGCCACGGCGGCGGTGTCGTGAAAACCACCTGGGACCCCAGCAAGCACAACGGTCTGGGCGATATCAGCGTTCAGAGCGTCAATGTCCTCAATCTGGCCTGGAAGCCCACCGTGGGCGACATTCAGGACAGCCCCTATGTGTTCCACGCCGAGTATGTGGATCGTGCGGCTCTGGCTGCCCGGTATCCCCAGGTGGAGCTGGAGCGGACCGCCCCCGAGCAGATAGCCTCCTTCCACCAGGATAAGGAGACGGAGGACCTCAGAGGCATGGTGACGGTGGTGGAGTGCTACTACAAGGTGGCTGTGCCCACCGGCGTACCCGGCGTGAGCCGGAATATCCTGCACTACCTGGTGTACACCGGCGACACCGTCCTCTACGCCAGCGAGGATGACCCCACCAAGCGGGGCGGCTGGTACGATCACGGCCTGTACCCCTACGATTTCGACATCCTGTTCCCCAAGGAGGGGTCTGTCTGGGGCATGGGCTACATCGACATTGGGCGCAACGCCCAGACCAAGGTCGATCTGCTGGACACCGCCATGATTAAAAATGCGATGGTCGGTGCCATCCCCCGCTATCTCAAGCGCACCGGCGGCGGGATCAGCATCGAGGCGTTCCTGGATCTGAACAAGGCCATCATTGAGGTGGACGGTGACATCAGCGAGATGGGGCTGCGGGAGGTCCCCTACAAGCCTCTGGAGGGAAATCACATCGCCCTGCGGGATGCCGCCGTTCAGGAGCTGCGGGAAACCACCGGCAACACGGAGAGTTCTACGGGCAACTCCGGCTCCGGGGTCACGGCGGCCTCTGCCATTGCTGCCCTCCAGGAGGCCAGCGGCAAGGTCAGCCGGGACGAAAATGCCGTGTCCTACGAGGTGTTCTCCAGAGTGTGCCGCAAGTGCATTGAGCTGATGCGGCAGTTCTACGACCTGCCCCGGACCTTCCGCATCACCGGCGAGACGGGCGCACCACAGTTCATCAGTTTCGACAACCAGCAGCTCAAGCCCCGGAAGATGATGGGTCCCGGCGGCACGGACGGCGGTCTGCGGCGGCCTGAGTTTGATGTCATCGTGTCCGCCCAGAAGGCAACGCCCTACGCCCGCATGGCTCAGAACGAGCTGGCCCTCCAGTTCTACGACAAGGGCTTCTTCGATCCCACCAGAGCGGAGCAGGCCATCATGTGTCTGGAGATGATGGATTTCCAGGGCAAGGACACGCTCCTGGGGAAGATCCAGAAGAACGCCATGATGCATCAGAAGCTGGTGCAGTATGCACAGCTGGCACTGAGCCTTGCGCCGCCCGAAATGCAGCAGGTCATCGCCCAGGACATCACCGCCACCCTGGGCGGACAGGCGGCTCCCATCCCCGGCGGGGCAGCTCCTGCCTTGCAAACGGGAGAACCCAGGACCACCGCCAGAGCCAGAGAACGGGCGCAGGCGGTCACACAGCCCCAAGGAGGTTAAAAGCCATGATAACCGTTAGCTACCACAGACAGTATTTCCGGGTACAGATCGAGGGTCACGCCAAGAGCGGCGAGGAGGGCCACGATCTGGTATGTGCAAGCTGCTCGATCCTGGCCCACACCCTGGCGACCAATGTTGTCAACTGGGCCGAGGCCAGGCAGGCGGACGAGCCGGGAATCCAGATGTTCAAGGGCTGCGCCACCATCTCATGCCGCCCCAAGACCCGGTACAAGGCCATCTTGCAGTTGGTGATGGATGCCGTTTGCAGCGGCTTCGAACTGCTGGCCCAGAGCTACCCCGAGTACATCCAGTACAGCCGCTACGGCTGATTTGGCACCGGTTAGATAATCGCCGCATCTGCGTGCTACACTGAGGCCAGCTCTTGCAGATGAGCCATAGATACCTCCATACCAGACCTGTGGGCGGTGCGATGCCGCTCATGGGCCGGGAGGAAGCACAAGTCATTACAGGAGGAATCTCCATGGATGAGAAAACCAGGCTGGATCTCCAGCTCTTCGCAGAGGGCGCCGGTGACGGCGGCGCAGCAGGCGCAGAGGGCAATCCTGCCGAAACGGGCGTTAACTCCGCCGTCGCCGGGCGGAAATGGCTGCTGGAGAATGGAGCCCCCGCAGCCAAGATCACCAGAGGGCGGGCTGAGGCCGTCGGGAAGGCGATTGCCGCCAAACCCACCGCCAAGGCTGACGGAAGCAATTCCGGCGAGCAGGACGCCGCTGCCGCAGAAGGCAACAACACCGAGAAAGGCAGCGGGTGGAAGCTCCCCGAAGGAACCACCTGGGAACAGATCATGTCTGTCCCCGAGATGAACGCCAGGATGCAGGATACGGTCAAGAAGGCCAAGAAGGACGGCGGTGCGGCACAGGCCGCCATGGCTGCCCTTGCGCCCGGCCTGGAGCTGCTGGTCAAATACTACGGACTGGACAGCGAGAACCCGGACTACACCGAGCTTGCCAAGCGGATCGAGGGCGACGACACCATGTTCGAAGCCAGGGCCCTGGAGGCCGGTGTGGATGTGGCTACGGCCCGGCAGATGGTCCACACCGAACGCCAGGAGGCTGCCGCCAAGCAGTCCCAGATCGAAAGCTCCATGCAGCAGCACTACCGCACTCTGGTGGAACAGGGCAAGGCCCTGGCTCAGAAGTACCCCGGCTTCGATCTCAAGGCCGAGATGGAGAACCCCGCTTTCGTGCGGCTCACCACCCCCGGCGTGTTCGAGGCCATGGGCGGGTTGGAGGGCGTGTATGAACATGTCCACCGCAGAGAGCTTCGGCAGCAGCATGAGGCCGCAGCGGCAGAGCAGACCCGGCTCCAGATGGCCCAGACTATCCAGGCGGGCGGTATGCGCCCTGGCGAGCTGGGCAGCGGCATCCGCACGGCGGCAGGGCAGCAGCCCATGACCCCCGAAAGAGCCCGCCAGATCACACAGGCGGTCCGCAGAGGAGAAAAGATCGCCCTCTGATATGCCTTTCTCCCAGCGAAAGGAGAAAGCAATGTTTATGATCCCCGATGATAAGCTGCGCCTGGACCTCCAGATGTTTGCAGAGTCCGGCACCAGCGTCAACACCACCACCGGCACCGTCAACGCCTATACCGGTGATGCTACCACCACCAACGCCATGTCCCCCGGCATGAAGACCTACTACGATACCACTCTGCTGGAAAACGCCAGAGAGCAGATGGTCTTCACCCGGTTCGCAAGCCATGTCCCCCTGCCTGCCAACCACGGCAAGAAGATCGAGTTCCGCAAGTGGAACACCTTCGGTCATGCTGAGCAGCTCCAGGAGGGCGTGATCCCCGATGCCCAGGCATTCGGTCAGACCTCCATCTTTGCCGACATCAACCACTGGGGCACCTTCACCGCCGTGTCCGACATCCTGGACCTGCGCCATGTGGACAATGTGATCCTGGGCGCAACCGAGGAGATGGGCGCATCCATGGCGGAAACCCAGGAGTTCCTGCTGCGTGACAGCCTCCTGGCTAACCCCAATGTCCTGTACTGCGACAACCTGACCATCCAGAACGGCAAGATCACCAGCGATGTCATCGGCGCTACTCCCACCTCCTGTGCGGAGCTGGAGTGTTCTGACACCGCCATGGCCCTGCTGGCCCCCGCCATCTTGGCACGGGCCTACACCATCCTGCGGACCAACAAGGTCCCCTTCCTGACCGGCTCTGACGGCGGCAACACCGGTCGCTACGGCCTGATCGCCCATCCCCATGTCATCCACGACCTGCGGAAGCATCCCGACTGGGTGGAGGCCCACAAGTATTCCCACGCTGAGGAGATCTTCGACGGTCAGGTGGGTGAGATGCACGGCTTCGTCATCTTCGACTCCACCCACGCCCACATCCTCAAGGGCGAGTACGCCAACAAGGCAGGCAGCGCCACCTATGCGTCCTTCGCCTTCGGCAAGGACGCATACGCCACCATCGATCCCGGCGAGGGCAACGCCCGGATGATCGTCAAGGACCGCAAGGAGATCGGCGGCCCTCTGGAGCAGTGGTCCACTATTGGCTACAAGTTCGAGAGCGGCTACATCGTCAAATACACCGAGCGGCTGATGCGCATCATGTCCACCAGCTCCTTCTCCAAGACTGCTCAGACCAACTACTAAGGAGGAACCCCTATGCCTAAGAAATCTACCGCCGCAGAGGGTGAGACTCCCGTGACCAATGAGGTCATCGGGACCCCCGCCGCTGGCAATCCCGAGCCCCCCACAGCTCCCCCCAAGCCCGATCCCTATGAGCTGGTGGAGCTGTACGCCAAGCCTCCCACCAGTGACGACGAGGATACCAACATCGTCATCTATGTCAACGGCGACAACTGGGTCATCCCCAAGGACGGCGGCTACCACAAGGTCCCCCGCTATGTCCGGGAGGAGTACGAGCGGAGCCAGCGGGCCGCACAGAAGGCTCGGAGCAACAAGAATAAGCGCGCCGAGAGGGAGAGGGGCATCAACGCCCGCACCGCTGCGCTGATCGGCACCGGCAGCATCTAATCACACAAACGCAAAAGGCGGAGGCAGGCAGTCTCCGCCTTTTTTTGAGTAAGGAGGGATACGATATGGCAATTGCGACCATTGATACCGCCATCCAGGAGGTGGACGCTCTGGAGCCCAATGCCCTGGATCGCAGCGAGAAGGTCAGGTGGCTTTCCCGGTTTGATGGGCAGCTTTACGAGCGGTACATGAAGGGCCGGGAGGGGGCACCTGCTACCTGGCGGCCCTACACCGAGGATGCGCCCGGCGATACGCCGCTTCTGGTGGAGCATCCCTGGGACGGCATTTACATCCACTATCTGAGGGCGCAGATCGCCCTGTATCACGGGGAAAACGACCTGTACTCCGACGAGATGGCCCTGGTGGGGCAGGACGAGAAGCTATTTGCCGCCGCCTATGCCGATGCCCACCCCAGGGCGGGCGGGAACCGGTTCCGGTTCTGAGGAGGTGCGCCATGGATTACATCAAACTCCCTTCCCGGCCCCAGTACCGGGAGATCATGGACAAGTTTCTGGGCTACGACAAGCGGCTGAGTGCCGACGAGGGCAGCTTTACCGAGATGCAGAATCTCAGCTCCGACAAGTACCCCATGCTGTCGCCCCGGAAGCCCAGGGGGCTTCTTGCCACGCCGCTGACCGGCACCACCACGGGCATCATTATGACTGCCCAGGGGCTGTGTATCACCGAGGGGAAATACATCTATGTCGGCAGCGACCGCTACGACCTGGGGCTGACGAGCGGGGCCAAGCAGCTGGTTCGCATGGGGGCATTCGTGCTGATCTTCCCTGATAAGAAGTACATCAACACAGTTGATCCGGAGGACCGGGGGGATATTGAAGCGGAGTACACCACCGTCGACCAGACGGATATCCACATCTGCATCAGCCGTCCCGATGGGGAGGAATATACCGACGAAGTGGTTTCCGCAACAGAGCCAGAGAATCCCAAGGATAAGACGGTATGGATCAACACCGCCGAGTACCCCAACACCCTGCACCAGTGGAACGAGGCTGCCAAGTGCTGGGTCAAAATCACCAGTCCCAGCATCAGGCTCTTTT